GTATTTAAGGGGCGAAGTCAGGGCAGATACATTTTATGAAAATCAGCGTTATTGGACGAGCGCGTCATGGATTGCGCCGGGCTGGGAATGGGTGGATCCACTTAAAGAGGCGCAGGCGGCTGAGGTTGGTTTAAGAAACGGCATCGTGACATATTCCGATCTTTATGCGCAGTCAGGTAAGGATTGGGAAGAAAGTTTCGAGCAACGCAAACGTGAGCAGGCGAAGCTCAAAGAACTGGGGATAGAGGTGAACAATGGAAACAACGCAAAACAAGGACAGCAAGCGGCCGGTCAAGAAACGCCGCAGGATACGGCTGGGGAACAGACAGCAGATGTCAATGCCGGTTGAGGTTGATGTTTCTGTTAAACGGCTGGAAGGGGTGAAAGATGGCGAATAAAGATATTTATTTTCGCGCGGACATTGCCCGGGGCGGCGATGTGAGGGTTAACCGCAAAGATGAAGTCATCGCGGGCTTCGCCGTTGTCACCAAGGGCGTTACGCATGACGAAAGGGGGGAGTTCGATGATGTAGCTTTGGATTCGGTTGTTGAGTTTGGCAATCAGTCGAAGGGCGGGATCAAATCTCGGTTTGGTCACCCAAATATGTCAAGCACCGCGCTTGGCACGTTCTTGGGGCGGACAAAAAACTTCAGGCGTGACGGTGATGTGGTGCGGGCAGATTTACATATTGATCGTACAGCGCATGAAACGCCGGACGGAGATTTGGCGGGTTACGTGATGAATCTCGCGGAAAGCGATCCCGGCGCGTTTGGGTCTTCGATGGTTATTCACTGGGAAGAAGAATTCCGCGAAAAGAAACAAGTCGAAGGTGAAGAATTGCCCCCTCTAATCCGTGTGAAAAAACTTATGTCAGTGGATGTGGTGGATGATCCGGCGGCGAATGACGGGCTTTTCGGATCGCAGTTTTTCTCTGATGGGGTTAAACCCTCTGCTGAGATTACAGCGTTTCTTGATAAGTTTCTTAATCAGCCGGAAGCGGTGGAAAAGGTAATCGCTTTTTTAGAGCGATATGGATTTAACAAGGACACAAAACGAAAGGACAAGTCTATGTTTGAAGAATTGACGTTGGAAAAGTTAAAAGCGGAAAGGTCTGACCTTTATAACTCTGTTCACGCGCTTGGGGTTGATGAAGGAACGAAGAACGAGCGCGAACGGGGAGTGGCAATCCTTAAGAAATCAAAAGCATTTAAGGACATGAACGATCTTGCGCTTGAAGCGGTTGAAAGCGGTTTGACGATTGACGGCGCGACGATCAAGTTTCAGGAAAAACAGCTTGAGGGTTTACAGAAGGCTTCAGTGCCTCCGGTGGGCCCTGATCTTGATGAGGATCCGGCGAAGAAGCCTGTGACGCATCTTGAAAAGGCAACAGCCTACAAGCAAGAGCATGGTTGCAGTATGACCGAGGCATTACTTAAAACCGCAGATAAACGGAAATAACCAAGGAGGTTTGAAATGTCACAGTACAACTTAGGTTCAAAAGCATTTGTCGCAGGGGAGGCTCTCGAGGTCAACCGTAGGGTGAAGTTGAGTGCAGGAAGCGGGACGCAAGTCGAATATGCGGATGCCGGGGAAGCATTTATCGGCATTACGGCGGCCAAGGCGGCATTGGGGGAGATGGTTAGCATCGATCTTAAGCATACCGGCCGCACATTCAAGATGGAAGCTAACGGAGCAATTGCTGTTGGTGGAAATTTTTACGGTGCGCTGGATGGAAAGATTAGCGCAACGGTAAGCGGTTCTATTCAGGGGCGCAATCTGGAAGCGACGGCCGCCGACGGCGAAATCGTCGAGTGCATTCTTTTGTAATTAACGAAATTTCAAAATTAGGAGGATACCATGGGAGTTGATTATTCAGGAACAAGGGCAGTACCGAGGCTGGAGTTAGGTGAGGCGGCCTTGGAGTTTACGCAACAGCAGAACGAGTTTATCGGGACGCAGGTGCTTCCGATTTTCGGGACAAAAAAGAAATCGAGCATCTTTCCGGCGATCACTCGTGAAAGTATCACCCGCGAAGCTGATACCAAACGTGCGCCTCGTGGTAATTACAACCGTGACGGCTTCTCGGCCAAGGACAAGCAGTACAACTGCGAGGAATTCGGTCTTGAAGGCGCGTTGGATGACGGCGAAAGAACGCTCTATGCGTCTGACTTCGACGCAGAGTTGACGACCGTTCAGATCATCACCCGCAGGGTTCTGCAGGCGCAGGAGCGGCGAGTGTCGGGGCTTATGTTTAATACAACCACGTTCACCGGCGCCCAGCTTTACACCGATAACTCGGGAACGCCGTGGACGAGCGCGTCAACCGACGTTATTGCGCAGGTTCGCGCGATCCGTGAGAAAGTCCGAGCCAATAGCGGGCTTGATGCGAATACGTTGATTTTCAGCAAGGCGAATCTTGATCGTCTGTTGAATAACAGCGTCATCAAGGATTGTATTAAGTATGTGGCGCGGTTGACAGAGGCGGAGATATTGAATGCTCTCGCTGATCTTTTGGGGATTCAAAAGATTCTTGTCGGCAGGGGTATTTATAACACCGCCAAAGAAGGTAAGACGTTCATAAACGGAGATATTTGGAACGCCTCTTACGTTATGGCCGCGGTGATTGGTAATCCAAACCGTCTTTCTGACCCAAGCGTTGGAAGGACATTCCTTTGGAATGCCGACAGCCCAGAGAACGCAACCGTTGAGCAGTACCGTGATGATGCGTCGCGTAGCGACATCTTCCGCGTGCGCCAGCATGTGGATGAAATCATCATTGATCCGTACTTTGCTCATCTGATGAAGGTAGCTTAAGGCGAGTAATGGGGGATCCTCTTATGGGAGGGGATCCCCCTTACGTCTTTGGAGGAATGATGAGTTTCAAAACCCAGTTAGCGCAGGATGCCGCGCAAGCGTTTCTTAATCCGATAGAGTTCGCGGAGGACGTGACTTATACGCCAAAGGCCGGGGTGCCGAAGTCGATTAAGGCTGTTATTAATCGAAAACGGTTGGATCCGGCGTTTGAAGACACCGGCCGAACGCTCATTAATCAAGCGGAGTTGTTTGTGGTCAATGACGCCATTGCGGGCGTTACCTCGATTAATAAAGGCGGGGACGTGGTGTCGTTTTCTGAAACGATTGGAGGATCGGCTATCAGCTGGGTTGTTGCGGATATTTTAAACCAAGACGAAGGGATATGGCATTTGCTGGTGCAGAAATGAGCGAATTAACTGTTGAGATAAACACCAAGAACCTTGATCGTGCGCTTCGGTTATTCCCGAAGGATCTCAAGTATGAGATCGCGGATGGTATGGATCATATCAGTCGCAAATTCTTGAAGGTTTTTCGGCAGGAGAGGTTGCAGGGGCCCCCGGGCATTCGCGGCAGGCCGCATGGCATATTCACGCATTTTAGCCGGGCAAGTCTTGTTTCTCAGGATATTGAAGGCATGGGCATGGTGATTTTTTCGGATTCCAAGATCGCACGCATGCATGAGGAAGGGGCAACGGTTAAGAATCAAGGCGGAGGGAAGCTGGCGGTTCCGCTTTCAGCGAGAAAAGAGCTTTTTACTTCCAACGGCAGACTTAAAAAGCAATACCGTCAGCCGCGACTTCTCAAGAACGTGGTTCCCATTCAATTAAGAGGTAAGACGTTCTTGGCGAGGGTAAAAAAGAAATTAAGGCAGATTCTGCCGCTTTTTGTTTTGAAGAATAGCGTGCGAATTAGACCGAGGCTGATGTTCTACAAGACATGGGACAACATGCAAAACGAACGGATCAATATTTTGAATAAGTCTGTTGAGAAAGCGTTGAGCAAAACATGACGGTCAGAGAAAGCATTTTAGAGAATTTACGCACGACACTTTCCGGAGTGACAACCGCTAATGGTTATCACAACGATATTCAAAGTGTTCAGCGTTGGCGGCAGTCGGGCAATTCGCTTCTAAATGTGCCTTGCATTGTCATTAACGCCGGGCCTGAGGAAAAGAACCCCACGCCGAATCCGTTTATGACATGCCGTTTGACGGTGTATCTGGATATTTGGACAAGACAGGACGCGGCAGATATGCAGGCGACCGACACGATTTTAAATAGTCTATTGGGTGATATCGAAAAAGCGATTATGCAGGACATCACTCGCGGCGGGTTTGCGAAGGACACGAATATTAAATCGAACGTTTTATTTGAAACCTTAGAAGGTCAGCCGCAAGCAGGCGTGGTTATGGAATTGGAAATTATTTATCAGCATAAACAAGATGACCCCGAGGTTTCGGGATAAAGGAGGAAAGTCATGTTAACGCGAAAAAGACAGCTTGCCGCCAAGATAGAAGCGGGTGAGGGTACCGCTGAAACGCTCGCGGCCGCTGACGCAAAGTTATTGGTTTACGATCCGAAGGTGAGTTTTGATATCTCGATGTTTGATCGCAATCCCGCTCGTCCGTCATTCTCGAATATCGCAAAGACACCGGGTAAGCGCACCGCCGCTATTTCGTACCGTTTGGAATTAAGAGGTTCGGGAACGGCCGCAACGGTTCCCGAATGGGGGAAGTTGCTTCAGGCGTGTGGTTTTGGAGTTAATGCGCTTAAGTCTATGAATATCGGGGCGATCACCAACGGGCCCTTTCAGCATGGAGAAACAATTACCGGCGGTACATCAGCGGCTAAGGGCAGAGTGGTTATCAATACCGCAAACGGTGCGACTGCGGTCATGTTTGCCGTGGTTTCCGGAACGTTCGTGATCGGTGAGGTTATTACCGGCGGCACATCTACAGCGACCGCGACGACTTCATCCGTACCCGTAACGATCGGCAATGAATTCAAGCTCATTTCTGACAACGTTCCGTCTTTAACGCAAGGTAGTTATGAGGATGGTGTCAGAAAACTGATCAAGGGATCGCGCGGGAAAGTGAAGTTAGGTTTTAAATCGGGAGAGCCGGTCATGCTGGATCTCGATTTTCAAGGAGTCGAGGCTGGGGTTACCGACACAGCGTTTTTGGCAAGTGTCACTTATGAAAGCACTAAACCGCCAGTATTCATGAACGCGCTTTTCTCGGTGGACGCTTATTCGGCCAAGATCGGCGAAATGGATATTGATATCGGGAACAACTTGTCAGTCCGAGACGATGTCAACGATGCGCGAGGTGTCGCGTCGTTTGCGCTCACTGGCCGCAATGTTACCGGTTCATTTAATCCGGAGATGGTGGCAGTGGCGACTTACGACTTCCACACCAAATGGTTCTCAGGCACAGAGATGATTATTGACTGCACGATCGGTTCAGTGGCAGGGAACAAGTTCAGGATTTACGTTCCCAAGGCGCAGTACACGAAAGTTGAGGACGAAGACAGAGACGGGCTTCAGCTGGCAAAGAGCGCATTTTGTCTTAATGGCTCAGTCACGCCGGGTGACGATGAAATAACAATCTTGGCACTTTAACGAGGAGGATAAAACATGCTTACAGGGATAAATATTTATGAAAGTAAACCTTACAAATCGAAACTTGATTCTGACGCGGGCAATCCTACTGTTTTTAATCTTGGGCTTCTTGATTCTCATTTAAGAGCGTTTATTGAGGATCAGACGACCAGTTTTGAGTTCAGTTCTAAGAACCCGAAGGATCCGGCCAAGGCTAACATTAACGCATCAAAGCGCAACCTCATGGTTGTGAGGTTCGGTCTTAAAGGGTTAGAGAATTTTATTGATCCAAGGGATAAGAAGCCGATCAAGTTTGACACCGTGTCTATGCCGGTGAACGGCAAGAATTATAACGTCTTGTCAGACGAGATCATTTCGATGTTTCCCAAGGCGTTGATCGATGAACTGGCCGAGGTGATCTTGGCTGAAAACACGCTGAGCGGGGACGAAGCAAAAAACTGACACTGGCGGTCTGGTTGCATAAGTTCAAGCTGGACTGCCACAAATGCTCAGACGCTCAAAAAAGTGAGCGGGGTTGTGAGACCGATTCGCCGATCCCCGGGATGTGGAAATTAGACGATTGGGAGTTTACACGATGTCCAAGAACACTTGTCGAAAGAAAAAGCGTTGATTATCTAAGCGCGTATTTTTTCTTCATCAAAGGCTATCTTCCCAATCCCGGCGGTTGGCTGGATCAACCCGCGAAGTTTGTTGAGGCGGTCGTTTTAATCGAGCGGGAGATCGCGCGTATGAAAGAGAGCGAGGAGTAGATGCCTACCAATCGTGAACTTGAGATTGTGATGAAGTTAAAAGACGAAGTCACGAAGCGTCTGCAAGGGATTGAGGGAAATATTCAGAAGTTCGCCAATTCCTGCAAACAGCTTGGTGGGACTATGCGTCAGGTCGGCCGCGAGATATCTCAGGTCGGCCAGAATCTTATCTTCATGGGCGGCGCGTTGATGGGCCCTTTGGCACTCGCCTTTAAATCTGCAGAGAAGTATTCGCTGTCCGTTTCTAACGAACTAAAACGTCTTGATAACGCATTTATAGGTTTAAGAGTGAGCATCGCCGAGGCATTGTTGCCGGTTGTACATCAGGTGGCCAATGTATTCGGTAATTTGCTTAATCTCTGGAACAGTTTGTCGCCAGCAACACAGGCAATGATTGTTCAGACGATCGCGGTCAGCGGAATATTTTTAACGCTGGGTGGAATCGTATTGTCTTTAATCGGAAGATTCACGCGTCTTGGTGGAATCATTCTCGATCTCATCGGAAAGTTTGCTTTGTTTGCTTTGGCGAATCCGTGGCTGGTTGGGATCGCGGCGGTGGTCGCGGGACTTATCGTTGTCTTCTTAAAGTTCAGAGATGTGGCGGTGCCGGTTCTGAATGCGATTGAGATTGCCTGTCAGATGGTCTATATCGGTTTCGTGAAACTGATCAAATACCTTTTGATCGGCTTCGACAATCTGGCTCTTGGCTTAGAGAAATTCTACGAGGTATTGGGTAAGATCCCGGGGAAGTTAGGCGAGCCGTACCGCGAAGCGTCAGAGAACATCAAAACGTTTCGGGAGAATCTACAGGAATTGATTAAGGCTTCTGATGTCGAGATGTCGCGTGTGGGCGACAAGATTGCCAATACGCTGACTACAGGCGAAGGCAGTTTGGTCAAAGGGTATGACAAGGCAAAGAGCGCAATTAAGGGATTCATTGATTCACTCAAGGGTTTAGGCAACGAGGTTAATATTCAGGAGGTTGCACAGAAGTTTGACGCTATTCAATCAATAGCAGAGGGAACGGCGCGATCGCTCAGCAGTTCGTTCAAACATTTTTTTAGTGACGCTTTTCATGGCCAAATCGATAGCGCAAAAGATTATTTCAGGGAATTCGGCGAGATGATGCTGGAAGTCTTGGCAGAGGTATTCGCCAAGATGATCCTTATTAAGACGGTGGGTGCTATGTTCGGGGGCATGATTCCGTACTTCCATAAAGGCGGCATGGTGTATCACGCAGGCGGAGTTGTTCAACCTATTCGAGCGCACTCGGGCCTCGCGCCGGATGAGATTCCGATTATCGCGCAGTCAGGTGAAGGCGTGGTATCTCGCCGTGGCATGTCAGCTCTTGGTTCAACTAATTTGAAGCGGCTTAATCGCGGAGAAGGGATCGGAGATTCGACGCAAATGTTCAACGTATACATTAACGCAAACGATGCGAAATCATTCAGGGATATGCTCGTTCAGCATCCGGATGTTTTTGAGAATGCGATCATTGATGCGGTAAATAAAAACAAGCCTATTCGCAATGCGATAAGGAGCCGGTTATGAGTACGGCTGTTTTAACATTTTCACCGGAGTTTGGACTTCAGGAGGATGTGGAGTTTTCGACGCTGGTATTTCAGGCGGACAGCGGCAAGGAGAAGCGTCGGGCAAAGTGGTCGCGGCCAGTCCGGATGATCAGTTGCTCGCTCAACAATCAAAGCGAGTCCGGGGTTGGTTTGATTTGGAGTTTCTTCAAGGCAAGACAGGGAAAATATGATCCGTTCTGGGTGAAGTTTCCGACCAGTTACAAAGTAACAGGAGAAGCGGTCGGGGTCGGCAATGGTGTTCAAACGGTATTCCCGTTGGATTATTTTCCGATCGATATAGCGAGTTTTAAGGGCTATGCGAACGGTGTTTTGGTGACTTCTGGTTATACGGTTTCAAATGACCTCACGAATGAAGTCGCCAAGATCACCTGTTCAACCCCGCCAGCGGCGGGCGTGGTTATTACGGCAGATTATGAATATTACATTCAGGTGCGGTTTGACGACGACAAGTTATCGAAGGAATTGGTGCAGTTCAAACTTTATAACACCGGCCTCAAGCTTAAAGAGGTCTTGTGGAATATTTACACCGCACCGTAAGGGAGAGGTATGCAGGATTTAACGGTTCAATATAAAGACGAAGCAGTCAAGGACGCCAACCGGCCGATTGAGCTGTACGACCTTTATTTGGGTTCGCAGAATTCTTGTGACACTCAAACGTTTTATTTTTGCACAGACAACAAGCGGGTTTACTTTTGGAATTTGGACGGCGTCTTGCAGTATTACCAGCCGATCGCGGTTAAACGGTCATCCATTCCGGCGAGCAATCAGCTTGAGATCGAGGCGGTGTCGGGTGAGTTTGATAACGTGGACAGGCTTTGGAGCAATTGGCTTAACACAGTTGATTTACGCGGCAAGCGGGTGGTTGTCAGGAAGGTCTTTCTTGATCTTTTGAATGACCATACGCACGCAAAGGTGATGTTTGACGGGATCATTAACTCGGTATCCGAGTTGACAGAGTTGAGCGTCAAGATCGAGTGTAAGTCAAAACTCAAATCGCTTTCACTTGAGACCGGCCGCCTTCAACAACTTTATTGCAATTACATCTTTGGCGATGAGTTTTGCGGGTTGGATATTTCGACGACTCGTATTAACGGACAGACAGTGGATGCGGGGTCGACAACAGTGGCAGTGGTAGACGAGGCAAGGGCAGAGGCGGACGACTGGTGGAATGACGGGATTATTCAGTTTATGTCTGGCGTTAATCAGGGCTTAAAACGCAAGGTGGTCGATTTTATCAGCGCACAGCACAAGCTGGTTTTGGATTACGCGCTTCCGCAGGCACCGGCGGTCGGTGATCTCTACACGATCGAACGTGGGTGCGACAAGTCGTTCGATGCGTGCAGGAACAGGTTTAACAATCAGGCGAATTTCGGCGGGTTTAAGAATATCCCGCAGTTGATCAATCCGATGAAGGTTGAAGAATGAAGAAACTCGATACCGAAACCCTTAACAAGTTGGTCGGCATTAAATGGCTTCAGGATGGACGAAGCCATGAGGGGACGGACTGTGTCGGATTAATGGAGTTGTATTTTAGAGAGAAGGGCGTGGAGGCATGTGCGCCCAAGATAAGTGATTTCACGCCGGATAATCAGGACGAAATTATTCAGCAAATTACCAAGGTCAACACGATTGTCAGTCTTCCTGAACTTCAGGCCGAGGATGTTTTGGTTTTCAAAATTGGAGAGGAACTGCACGTTGGTCTTTATCTTGGTTATGGCCGGATGCTTCACGCCAAGAAAGATGGCAAAACTCGTATTTCGCGGCTC